TCTGTTTCACTTAAAAGGAATCGAAGTCGGATTGCTGGGCTTGATAATCATAGGAAAAATCGTCGTTTTCACGCTCAGTGAACATATCATTGATTAAACCTATCGTCAGCAAATCCAGCTCGGTCATAGAAAGACCGAGCTGTTTGCATCTCAACAGAAACAACGGCGTCGTCATTTCTCTGTCAATCGGGCGATGTTTATTTTAGACTCCACCTGTGTCTCGATATTCAGCCCCCACAGTTCAATCGGCTGGGGCAGAATTTCATAAATCGAGAACGTGTTGAACTGCTCCAGCCACTCATCGGGAGAAGCAGGAACGCCATCAGGATCAGCGTGCTTCGCCATAATATAGGCGACATTCTCGAAGACCTCAAGGCTCTCAATGCTAAGTTCTGAATTATTCTCATCACCCTCGGATACAGACTTCTGCAACGCTGCGAAGTCCTTGTAAATATCACGACCGAACTTTAGACGGTACAGGCGAGGCACATCGGCACTCGCCTTGAAGGGAACTTCGATACCATCAACGGTAATATTTTTCTTGATTGCCATAGCTGTACCCCCTTAAGACTTTGTAGTTGTTGTAGTAGCCGTCTTTTTCTCCGATGTATCATGATTATACGGCATCGTATCGGGAACACCTGCTGTCACAGACGGCTGCCGGATGTAGTTGCCTGTGCTGTCCTTCAGCTTACAGAGTGCTTTGACCGTAGAGTCATTCAGCACCCATACAGCTTTCTTACGATACGGACTGCGGAGTGAATAGAAAAGTTCCATCACATCATCAAAGGTGATGGATGTACCTGCCGTGGTTGCACCATCCGGCGCACCGCCTGTTGCATTGAAAATACCTGTCGGCTTGCCCTTGCAGTCACCAACAAAGAATGCCTCCTCTTCCTTTGCACCGATACGACGAGCAAACTCACGAGCAATATATGATGGGAGGTCAAATACGCTGTCGTTGAGAAGCTCCTCGGAAATCTTGATGGCTGTACCCAACTTGTAAACAGAAAGAGATGCCTGACCAAACGCATCATCGGAGAGGGTATACTGTTCCTCCTCGTCCATCCAGACAGCCTCACCCTTTGCTGTAACAATAGGAATCTTACGATCACCGGAAGAAGTCTTGATGACCGTTGCCATCTAACGGAAGATGTTCTCCTCCTGCAGAGTTTCAATAAGCTTACGCTCAAACTCATCCGGCACAAGGTAGCCACCCTCGGAGTCCGTACCAATCTGCAGGTCATTGCGAATATCCATAAAGTTTCTGTTGCGGATGGAATTCCAGAAAGCAGTGCTGTATTCTGCTGATGCCGTACCAGTCTTTTCAGAAGTCATGCCCTGTGCGGTCGGTGTGGTGAGAATAGGGGTAGATGTTGCTTTTGTCATCTCTGCTTCAATTTCCGCCTGACGCTCCATACGCTGGATTTCCTTGCCCAGATTGACAATGGTTGCTTCCATCGCATCGTATGTCTTGCTGTCCTCTTCGGAAAGTGTGCCGTCTGCCTGACGCTTGCTGTCAAGGAAATCACGGGCAGTATCCCATGCCTTGCACGTTTTTCTCTCAGTTCCTGAATAGTCATAATATATCAACCTCCTCAATATTTCAGCAGATTCAGTCTACTCATCAGCTGATCCACCGATTTGCCTTTGTGTTCTGCGGTCACCTTTTTCATAAGGCTCTGCATGGTTGCTGCACGGGAATAGGACATCGCCGTCAGGTTATCTTCCTTCGGCTCATCCTCCTCCGGTGTATGGTGAAACGTACTACCTCTTCCTGACCACGCAGATTTTTCTCCAACAGGATGGTTTTTCCCTTTATCCTGGTGTATTTAGGTGATTTTGTTTTATCATCATAGATGAGAACCTCTGTATCCTCCATGACATATACGCCACGAACAGAAGAATCCTCGGACAGCCTTACAAAAAATATCCTGATGCCGAGTGCTTTCGCAATGACAATAGGGCTGATTTTCTGTGTTCTGTTCTCGTCATAGTAATAGCCGTAGCCTTTCTTGATGAGACGCATTGCCTGCATCTCCATTTGTTCCTTATTCAGACAAGGCAAAAGAGCCTCACTGAAGCAGTCGTTTTTGAATTGTGTAATGTTTTTCATGATCTTCAGTCCGTAAATTCTGAAATCATCGAAATATTTTGAGAAGGTTCTGGAAATTGTACAGGAAATATCCATAGCACGGCGATAGGTACAACCATCCTCTGTACAGCTGGTTTCTACGTTCAGAATTGCAGGAAGTTCTGCATAATCCTCGCACTGCATAAGCACAGAGGTGTTTATGTGCTTAATGTTGACAGTCCTGATTTTAACGGGCAGATATCTGGCGTTGTCCTCATCGATGACATCGGAAACGGCATCCCAGAGCTGCTGTCTGAATCGATCCTCAAGCAATTGTATGAATGAACAGTTCATAAAGTCCTCCTCTTATCTATGAATTTCACATTTCCTATTGACTTTCACTGTGAAACGTGATACAATAATAGTGTAATCAACTTTCACTACATCCATTATACACAATCAGATTGCACTTTTCAACAGATTTTGAGAAATTTAATTTCACAGGAGGTGTTATATGAAGCTCGCAGAAAAGCTCAAGCAGTTAAGAGCTCAGAAAAATATGTCTCAGGAGGCGGTCGCAAATTATGCAGGAATTACCAGACGCACATATATTTCGTATGAGTGTGATGGCCGTTATCCCAGAAAACGTGAAGTATATCGGAAACTTGCGGAATGCCTTGATGCGGATGTCAATTACCTGCTTGCCGATGAGGAAGAATTAATCCAAACTGCGACAGAAGAATACGGTAGCAGAGGAAGGGCGCAGGCAGAAGCGTTGGTGGCAGAATTGTCCGGCTTATTTGCCGGTGGAGAACTGACCGATTCGGACCGTGACGCTGTTATGATTGCACTGCAGAAGGCTTATTTTGACTGCAAGGAAGATAATAAAAAGTACACACCAAAAAAATACAAGAAGTAGGAGGCGGAAATGGACTCATATGAGATTTATCGACAAACGAACAATCTTATACAGAAACACGGCACTCGTAATCCATTAAAACTTGCACCAAGTATGGGTATCCAGATTTATAACGTTCCCGATTTTACCGACCTTCTCGGAATGTATGCGTATCGTTGGAAGCATCGTATGATATTTCTTAATCCGAATGTCAATAGGATTCTCTATAACATGGTCTGCGGACATGAATTAGGTCACGATCTGCTCCATCGTCATCTTGCAGGTGAGAACGGCTTAAAAGAATTTGAGTTGTTTGATATAACCGATATAACAGAATATGAAGCAAACGCCGTAAATGCCCACATTCTCATTGACGAATACGAAATGGTGGAGCTTTTCAAACAGGGTTACGACATTGCGCAAACTGCAAGCATTCTCCGTGTGAATATCAATTTACTGCTGATAAAAATTCAGGAGATGAACCGGCTTGGTATGGATTTCAAACTGCCGTATACTCCTGATGCACAGTTTTTTAGAGGGACGAAGTACTAAGAAAGAACATCTATATATGATAAATCCTCGGAATTTTTGAGAAATCTTCTTGCGTGATACACACCAAGACCTATATATAGCGTCGTTGTCGGAGAATCATCTCATATGTGGAGTCTTATACTTCATATGCAGATCTGGTTCAGTTTTTTTCTGTGTTAGTTCACACAGTTGTGTGTATTTGTGTGAACAATTTTGCAATGTCATTGTAAAAGAACTTCACGGTAATTTCATGAGTAAATATACTGTTATCAAATCATGAATACATTATGACATTGGAGCTGGAAAAGAAAAAATTCCATATGTTTTGAACGGAAAAATGCTAATGAAAATACTAAATTTCTGCTCTCAAATCTTCCGTTTAATGCGTTCGTTCATGATTTGTTCACTCGTGAAATTACCGTGGAAAACATACAAATAGGCCTTGACTTTAGTTGTTTTCCTGTGGTATAATGATTATAGGGCATCTCTAAAAACCTATCTATTTACAAAATCCATGGTTTAAAATGCCCGAAAATACATTGTCACATTTTCAAAATTTAGGGTTTTTAGAAGTCCCTTATATAGATTACATTATGATAATCGAGGAGGATGCGTATATGGAATTTTTGAGAAAAGTTGTAGCACTGTTTATAGCACTTGCATCAATGGGTTACAATTGTACCCTTTTTTCCTATGCACAAGAGGAAGTTTTTCAAAGAGATGAAAGCTGGACTGGCTATAGTGGATCAGATAGTATACAATGCCCTTGTATATTGAATAAGGACGACTATAATATATATAACTCTGATGGAACATTAAAGGTTAGGCAGCAATTCATGTCAACATTATCAACCACCACAGATATAGATATGTCCTCTTATCAGATTGTGAAGACTGATGGTATGATGCCTTCAAAGGGAGATGTAAGGGGAGTGCTGCTTTTAGTAGATTTTCCTAATGAATCTAACGAGTTGGCAGATGTCACAGAAATCGAAGATACAGTAAATGGTACGGTTAATGAGTATTTTAGCAATGCGTCTTACGGAAAATTAAATCTTTCAATTGATACTGTTTCAAAATGGTACACGGCAAAATATTCTCGGGATTACTATGAAAATCTTGGCGATGTAGAAGGACGTGAATATCTTCTGAAGGAGGTAGCCGCAGCGTTTGACCAAGAAATCGACTTGTCTGAATACGATTCTGACAATGATGGATATGCAGACGCAGTGTATCTTGCTTTTGCAGGGTCAGAAACTGGATGGGGAAGTATGTGGTGGAGTTACAAATCAAAAGTGACTTCGGAGTTATCTTTGGATGATACACAAATAAGTGATTATGTATTTCTCCCATCTTCGATACTTCAGGCGGATAATTATACTCTCGTTCATGAAACAGGTCATCTTCTTGGACTAACTGACCTCTATGATTATCAAACGCAGAATGAGGTAATTAACACCTATGATATCATGAGCGGAACAACGGGAGATTTTAATAGCTTTTCTAAATTGATGCTGGGCTGGATTGAAGAACCACAGGTTATTGTTGAGGATATTACTAAAGAAATTACATTAAGACCGTTTTCAGAATATCCAGATATGGCTATTATTTATCCGAATGGAGATGTTGACTCTAATCAGTTTTTTGTGGCAGAGTACTATACTGATATTTGTAATAACTCTAATAACGGTTGTCCAGGAGAAGGATTAAGAGTATGGCGGATTAATACTACATTGACTTCAAATGATGGTATTGCCCCTGAATTCATGTCATCCATATTTTACTTCAAGGAATATAATTCAGAAAATATGGAGATGCCTGGCTTTTGCGATGTGTTACCCTACTTATTAGAAGAGGGAGAGTCATTTACACCCTACTCGTGTCCGTCAAGTTATATATATTCTGATGATACATCGGATAATTTCGCATATTCTGGAGTGTATGTGCAGGATATCAAAATCAGCTCATGCAGTTGGCTGAAATTCAATGCGTATGTCAAGGGGCAAGTAGAAGATGACAAATTTCCAGAATATACCGCTGCTATGCGGCTATGTGGTGAAAATAGTTCAATCGCACTGGATTTTGGTGTGGAGGTAGCACTATATGATGATACCAATCTTCCATACATTACCGATGGTACTGAAAAGTATTCTGTGTATGCAACAACTGATTTACTGACACACAGTATTTTGACCCTTTCTACTGTCTATATGTTAAATCCAGATACGGATTATACTTTCGTTATTCCTGAAGGATGTTTGATTGCATCCAATGGTTTCCGCAATGATGAAATTACTTATGATTTCCATACCAACCCCACAATATATGAAAATGCTGTGTTAATGTCAGAAGATACTGAGTACTCTGATTTTCATACACTTAGCGATGGTACAGCACTGTGTCTTGGAGAAAACAACTTGCAATTTTCAGCAATAAAAGTAATGCCAGATGGAACTTTCAGTAAATACGAGATTACTTGTGATGAAACAATTAGCGAAGTGGCGGATATTGGAGATTTCAAATCATATGTGGATTCAAAAGACAACTATTATTTTTATACACTAGTACGCAAAACCGATGGAACTTATGGCCGTTTTATGATGATGTTACCATATGGCGGTACAGTAATGAAGTCCATTCTTCTTGAAAACACTGTTGATCCAGCACAGGATGGCTTCACTGAATGTAAAGATGGATTGCTTTTGGTGTCAGACGAACTGGTTTATGTTGATTTTAGCGGAGAAAAGCCGACTGAAGAAATTCTCTATGGTTTTGAAACACATACCAAAATAGGAATAGATCAAGTGATGAGTTACAATGAAATGATTTTTTTAGTGGCATCAGATAACAGTTCATGTAAAGAAATAGCTATATTTGATAATGAGTTAAATTATATAAAAACGATTTCTTTTGAGAGATTCACTAACATTACTGATAAAATGATGAATTTTCTTGCGTTCGAACCGAAGAGTACTGGTGGGTATGTTGCAGTTTTTTCGGATTATCAGTTGTCAAAATATGATTCCGGTCAAGGGACAGTCTTTATATTAGAACTTGATGAGTCGTTTAATATCATTAGAAAAAAATGCTTGGACGATTTGAATTATATTAGTTATATTGATTTAACTGTAACGGAGGATAGTTATTTAATAAAATGCGATGCCGCGATAGCTGTTACTATTGGTGGTGATCCACTTGAAATCAATGGAGTATTGGTTTATCCCGGCTCTACAACGAGTGTAATAGAATACATAACAGTGCTGGATAAGAACTGGAATATATGTGGAACATTTTTCACTGACGATGAATTTGCTGGAAATATTCTATATAAGTATAATGACTATTATGTCACTAAGAGATCTTCTGGTATTTATTTGTCAGAGGCAAAACCGGTTACTACTCTTGAAGATAATATCACTGTCACTTTTGATGCAAATGGTGGAACATGCGACTCTGAACCAAAAGTTTTATTAAATGGTTACCAATATGGAGAACTTCCTGTCCCTGAAAGAGAGGAATACAATTTTGCTGGCTGGTATACAGGTGACGGTAGGAGAATTACAGAATCGTCTTTCACCGAGGGAGATATCACTCTATATGCAAAATGGGAGATCATCTTGAAACCTGTTGAATTTACACAGGAAGATATAACCATAGATGCCACAATTAATGAGACTATAGAGGTTGATTTAAAACAGTACATAAAAAATATAGAAGAATTACGAGAATTACGTTTTGAATTCATGAGTTATCTGCCAGAGGGACTTTTTATCTATGAGGACGGAATTCTTTCTGGAACGCCCATAGTTACAGCACCAGATGGCGTGTATGTAGAAATTTCCTTAACGGGTGAAAATGCACAGGGTACGACTTTTGGAATTACCATTATAGTTAACGACGCTGATATAACAGAAACTACTACCACAACTGAATCTACAACAACCACAACTACAGAACCGACCACAACAACAACTACGACTACAACCACTACTACTACCACTACCACTACAACTACCACCACTGCATCCGAAACCACAACTACTACAAGCAGCACCACAACGACAACCACAACCACAGCTCCGACCACAACAAGCACAAGCACAACCACTACAACAACAGTACCTACAACCACAAGTACAACTACTACAAGCAGCACAACATCAACTACCACAACAACAACGGATGACAGCGATTCCGAAACGACTACAACAACTACTACAACCACAACGGACGGCGGCGATTCCGAAACAACCACAACTACAACGACAACCACAACGGACGGCGCCGATTCCGAAACGTCCACTACAACTACAACAACGGACGGCGGCGATTCCGAAACGACCACAACAACTACCACAACCACAACAGACGGCGGTGATTCCGAAACAACCACAACTACTACAACAACCACAACGGACGGCGCC